TTAGAGCCTGATTGTCACAGTCAAATCGCGGCCGGGACTGTTGCCGATAGTGCTGGGATTTGCCAGCGTAAGGGCGATGTCGAGCGTCAACAGAGATCCTTCAATGAGTGGCGGCAAGGCTGCTCCCTTGATGACTGACGCGGACGACGTTGCGCCCGACAAAATGTTCAGCGGACTGGCATACGGAAGTCCATTCTGCAAGACCTGCACCGCTATAGCGTAGCCGTTGGCCGGCTCAGTCAGCGTGGCGCGCATATCGCGAATCGCATGCCGCGCCTCCACCACCAGCGGCGGGGCGGCATTTTGCTGCGTGGCGAGGTAACCGCTCACCTGCAAAGACAGTTGGCCCCCTGAAAGCGTTCTTAGAGCGTCGTCGGGATTCTGATATGCATACGATTTTTGGGTAGTTTGACTCGGCCCTAAGGCATTCGTGGCAAACATTTCCGCCGCTACTATTCGCACGTCGGGCAAGCGCACGGTATGAATATAGTTTGCCGACGCCCGATTATCGAAGAAGTTTGACGAGAAAGGCGCAACAATGACCGAGCTGTCGAGAAGCAACACAGCGTCGCCAGCGGAGTGTGCCGCGGCCGTAGACCCCAACGCTGCACGCGAAACTTGATAGGAGCCATCCGTGTTTAGACTTAAGAAGGTCACGATTTCCGTGCCAATCTGAATGGCTTGGCCGGCGTAGGGCGTAGCCGCATGATTCAGGTGGATTGTGGATGCCGCGGCATCCGCGTTGGCTGTTAGCACAAAAGGACTGGGTGTGAACAGTTCGTTCCATTGGAACAGTTGCAGCGTGCAACTCGTAACTGAAGAAGTGTTCGCGGGAACAGCGAAGCCCACCTGCTGTAGAGTCAGGTTGCCGCCGCCAAAAGCTCCTAGCGTAAAATCGGGAGGCCCGGCTAATCCCGCGTCCGGGTTTGCGTTGCCCAGAGCCCAGCGCGTGATGGGGCAAAGATCGGCGCTCGATTCTTGATTGGCCACGTTGGCGCTCCGGCCGGAGATCTCAATCACGCTGCGCTTCGCATACGGAATTTCGAATAGCGCCGGGCTGGTGTCGGAAACAGAGGCGAATCTCCAGGATGCCTCCACAATCACAAAGGTGCTGGAGGAATTCGGGAGTATCGACCATGGTGGAGTGACCGTCAAGGTTGTTTGAGTGTTCGCCGAGATGGTTCGTTCTTGACCTTGGCCCATTCCGTCACTGATGCGTACGGTAAAGCCGGTATAAGCGGCCGGGGTCGCCCCCATGTCGGCCGAAGTAATGCTGCTTGCGGTGGCCGCCGTTGTGGCAAATGGCCCCGCGTACTCGTAGCGGTAGTAAAAATTGGCGTGGTCGAAACTTGCGTCCGGCGGGCCAATCGGCAAGATGGGAAGTCCAGCGTCGGAGAAAGTTGCCGCTAGCGATGCACTGGAAGCAATGCGGTAAAGCAACTGCGGGCTAGAGCCTCGATAGACATTGAAAGTCTCACTCGTGGCGGGAAAGCTCAATTCGTTAATGGTAACGGCATAAGTGTTCGGGCCGGCGGGCAAGTGGATCGAAGCGGTAAAAGATAGCGCGCCCTCGCCCCCTGCTTGGTCCATTGCACTTACCGCATAATAGTAGCTTTTACCCCCTTCTAACGTTCCGCCAGTGGTAGCGTAAGTCGGTGACAGGCTGAGTAAAGGGATCGTCAGAGAATTGCGCGACGGAGCCGTTGGAACGGAGAAGCCAACCGAAAGAGTGTCGGTCGCGACGCCATCTGCCTGCGCTTGAATGTTCTCGCTTACCGCAAAATCAAATGTCACGATTTCGCCGTTTGTGTCTTTTCGCGAGACGAGCCCCAGAAGCGGCCTGGGCACTTGCGTGTGAGTTGCAGGCTGGCGGCCCGAGCCCAGCAAAGTCGCCGGATTGTCGCTATACCACTCGTCATCGTGAACTTGCGCCAATATCGTTACGAACTGGAAGTTCATGGAAGGTGAAAGTTTCGTCACTCTGAATGGAGTTCTAGCTAAGCCTTCTCTCTGATAGGTAAGGGCAATAATATCTCCCGGCCTGATCTTCAAGGCTCGGAAGCTAGTCACAAAGTTGATATATAGATTGCCCTTCGTCGACTTATCAAGCTGCCGCAGCAAAACTCGCGTAGCCTGGCTATAATTCGTGATTCCCAAGGCAGTCGACTGGCTGGCAATTTCATAGCCGATCAGGCCTACATCGCCTGAATCCACAATTGAGAGGCTATCTTGCTGGTACTCGTTGAATTCGTCCTGAAACTCCACGCTTAGGCGGTTCGATGTTTCAGCCACGGTGTTAGAGACAAGCACCACAGAAGATCTTCCCTGGGCGTCGCGCGCAATTCCCGAAAATGGCGCCGATGCGTCGCTGAATTCATAGGCCGGCCAGCCGTTATTCAATATTTCCACGCTGTTTCCGCCGTCGGGCAGCGCGCTCTGTTGAATAGCAAGAGTAGCCTCTGGCAGTAGCTCCAGCAAGCCAGATACTCCGTAGCGGAGCATTAAGCTAGAAGCAACCCGGATGCCGCGCACTATGGTGGCAGCGCTCTGGCGTTTCGTCAATACAAGGTTGCAACTGTAGCGTGGTGCTTGTGTTTGCCTCCCGCTCAGGTCGGTGGTCGTAATCAGCGTTTGGCAAAAGGCGGCCGCTGTCGCGAAGCTTTTCAGATTCAAATCGGCCAGCGTCCATCCGCAACGCCGCAGTATGTCCAGAATCACCCAGGCGGGATTATTCGAGAAGAGGGTCGCCTGTAAACTCCCATCGGGAGCGAATGTGTCCACTTGAATTCCGCGGACTAACACCTCCACATTGGACGATGACTTGCCCGTGCTGATGCGGTTCGGCACAACAACCGACAGCGAGGCGATACTGCCGTGCGGATCGCCCAGCGGGCCGGAGGAATCGGCGAAATCCCCGTTGAATGCTCCCTGGCGGCTGCCGTAGTTGATCACTGAATACCAGCCGGTGGTGGATAGATCCTGGCCATTCACCGCGAGCGGAATCTCGACGTCTTCCACCACAACCTTGATAACGCTGTCGATTGGGCCCAAGCCCAGCAGCGTCTCCATGTGGGTCAGATTTCCATCGTTCCGGGCGAACACGACGGGCGACTTCAGCCAGCCCGTTCCATAAACGATAGGAACGGCATCGTTGTATTTCGCAGTGTTATCTATCAGCGGCGAAAGATGGGTGGTCTTATCGCCTGAGGTCCGCACCTGAATAGCGGAGGGAACGAATTCAAATCCGCCGAAGCGAGCCGTCGCATTGCCCCTGGAATCGGCGTTGAACATTCCTCTCTGTGCGCATTGCCCGCGAGACTTATCGCATGCGGTAAACGGCTGGCCGGCGTTAAGGTTACCTACGCCTCCCGTAACGTCCGCCGAGTAGCCGCAACGGTAAAACCGCGAAAACTTGCCGGCGCCGCCGCCGTCTAGCGCCTCCTGGCGCTGTGCCGTGGTCGCGGGGAAATTCCATGAACAAGAGCGCTGTATCCGCACCTCCGGCACTGGAATGCGCTGCAGACTGAGTTTATTCGCGAACGTGAGCTGCAAAAAGTCTTCGCCGATTTGATCGGGATCGCCGGCAACTCCGCGGAATAGTACTGTGCTCTCCGAAGTCACTGTGAGGCTCGGCAGGTCGGCGAAAGCGAAATAAACCGTCACCTGGGTGCCCTTAAACCCGCCGTTGGCATTCACTTCCGATAGCGCGGAATCTGCGTTGGCCAGCGTTAACGACAGCTTCGCGACACCATCCATTGCATCGTCAGCGGAGAGCTGCAAATCGAACAGATTGTGCTTTAACACCCGCGCTGAGTAAATATTGCCTGCGAAAGGAATCGTGTGAGTGCTCCAGTACTGCACAACTCCCGACGGAAGGACGCACTGAAAGAACAACAGCGGCGTGTCGGCTTCAGCAAGCTGCTTGATCTGGTTAATAGTCGGCATGAGTTAGTCCGGAATAGTCGTTTCAATAGCAAAAGAAGTTGAGAACAGATTTGGCGCTTCGGCCGTGACAATGAGTTCCTGTACCGCCCAGTGGGTATTCGGATAGATTCCAGCCTGCGAGTAAGTGGGCCGAAAACGCGAAGGCGCGTGCTGCGGCTCCAATTGGGGTCCGTACAGCAAAACGCTCTGCCCCGCTCCCACGGTTATGGCGGCTGACACTCCCGTACCGGTATCGTTCAGCCTCCCGCTGGATAGGATTCGCGCCCACGCCGAGCCCACGGCGAAGTCTTGGCTCTGTAGATCGTTCCCGCTGCGGCGGGTCAGGCTAACGCTTCCGGGGTTAGTCATAAAAGCGTAAACTGAGAAGCAGTATTGGTAATTTGCCGGAGCGGCCACCGTCTGCGCGATTTCCTGCGCGGCCGCGCCTCCGTTAGTAATTAGAACTCCCGCGCTGCCGCCCAACGGATCGGGCATTCCACTTATGATCTTCACTCCAGGCGAAACACTCCAGGCCGGCGCCTTCAAATCCGCACTATAAGCGAGAAGATTGTCGGTCGGGTCCAGAAAGGTGAACGCTCGAAGCGGGCCCGCGCAGTTCGCAAAAAACAATTGGAGGGAGCCGATATCCTCCGTCGCCAAATCCACATAGGATAGATTCCACACCAGCCTTCCGCCGCCTGGGTCGGCCGCCACCAACATCGTGCCGTCGGCCAAAATGTTCTTGATGCTGCGCAGCCCGCTGCCTTTGCGAATGGGATATTGCACCAGTGCGCCGCTGCTGAGTTGCGGAAAAGTAAGATCAGCCATTTGTTTCCACCACCCAAAGTGAAGTAGCCGCCAAGTCGACATCCTGGTAATCGCTGGTTAATTCTGGCGCGCCAATGCGGCAATTCGCTACGCTCGCGCCGCTGATCGGATCGGGAAAGCTGAACTTTGAATACTCCGCTTTCATGGTGTTGAAGAAGACTTCCAGCGCCGCGATCTCCCTCTCATTTAACAGGCGCAGTTCGATCAACCAACGCCGCAGGATTCGCCCCCGCGCCAGGAAGCGTTGATCGGTACCGTCCAGAAAACGGATGATTTGCGTGGGCGAGCTGAACCCAACTGGGGTTCCGTATTGAGTGACTGCGCCTGAACTCAGTTTGGGGAATTCCATGGTTAAATCTCCGCGATAATGTCGTTCAAAGTGCTGGAGTTGAGCAGCGCTTGTTTCACGGCCTGCACGATACGCGCGCTCTGCTGTTCAAAGGGCGCTACCGCCTGCGGTCCAGCGTAGTTTCCAACAACAGGTGTTGCGCCGCCAATGGTGACGAGTTGTTGCTGTGACGCGGGCATCTGATATTCGACGAGCGCCGGCGGCGCACTTTTCCCGCCACCGCCGAAAAGACTTGCAAATCCCGCTATGATCGATCCAATCCCGCCGCCGAATCCCGCGGCGCTGCTAAGCGTGCCGGCCAATCCACTGGAAGTGCTCTGCGTCAGCAGGTTAGACCACTGACTGCCCGATTGAGAACTCTTCACCGTAGTTTGCGAAGGACGGCCAAAGCTGACTGGCGTGATTTTCTTCGAACTGAAGGCGGCCACCTTTGCCACGCCTGCGCCGCGCGGTGCTGTAGAATTTGGCGTCCCCCGTGTTGTCGCCGGCAGCTTCGGCAGCGCCGGTAGTCTAAAGTTTCTGTTCTTCATCGTTCTTCTCCAATTCGATCTCTTCCTGCAATGCCAGCGACGCGTCCGCGCTCTTGGCGTCTAACGCCCACAGATCTCCTCCGCATCTCTTCCAGTAGAGGAACTTCTCGATAAACGCTTGGCTCTGCGCCGTGATAACAGACTTGGGACAGTGGAATGCCACCGTTTTCCCGCGCGCCCACACTGGCAGCGAATGCTTCGCATCGGCTCTTCCCATCCACGCGCAATTACGCGCCTTTACCAAACCGCTTGCTAAGCAAACATCGCACCGCCACGCGGCCTGGTCCACAAACTGAAAATGGAATGCGATTAGGAGTTTTTTCGTTCGTCGTCCGTTAGGTTATTTTCCTTTTGAATCACTCCTGCAATTTCGTTCGTGAGGATCTCCGGCCCGCTCGCAATCAACGCGGCGGTAGTTGCTTCTTGCCCATCAATCGATAAGCCTTCAATTCGTTCGAGTCCCCACTCGAGATATAGTTTTTCCGCAAGCAGATCCGACAACGCCGCCTCTAACTGCCCTGCAGCATCTCCCGCCCTCAGAAATTCGTGTTTCAGCGTCAGATCCCTCACCCGTTGGTTCAGCTCGATTCGTTGCCCCAGCGAAGCCCGTTTGACGGCGAATCGCACTCCCGGGAAAGTCTCGCTGGCGTGCCATGAGACGCTCGAATAGCCAATATCTCTATGCAAAAGCGATGAAAGCTTCATCGTCCGATACCCCCTGCGCGATGTTATTGGCGAACTCCCAAAGCAGGCTTGGCTGCGAATCGTCAAGCAGCGGCATCTCCGGCATAACAGCCGGCAGATAAATAGCCATAATCTGTCCAGCTTGCTGTCCAAGTTGCAACATGGCTGAAATCGGCGCTCTGCTTTTGGCCGCTGCATATAGATTCCGCGTAGCCGCGTCATCTTGCGCAAAGAGCGCGAAATGCGCCTTTACTTCCCTAGCCCCCGGCACGGCGGCGCGCGGATAAGACGATCCGAATTCCCGGTCCCTCACCAAAAGATTGTTCTTGATCTCCACCTCCGCGCTGGTCAAGGTAAAGACCTGCTCCAGCGGTGCGCCCAGCCAAACTTGGCCAAGTTGCCCCGGCACAATAGAGTAGTCAAACGTGGCAAGCGCTGGTTCCGGGGGGAACGTTCCAATACCTGACACTCCGAATACCGCACTGCAAGAATCTAAGACATCGCACGCTGGGCCGCTAAAATGCAGGTCGTGAGTGTCGCCTTTGATAGCAATCCGAAGTTTGTCAACGCCTGCCCCCGTAATCAGGCGGCTCACAGCATTCGCGGGGTCCCAGTAATTGTAGATGGAGACGCTCGGCAGTTGAGCCGCCAAACGGTATCCAAAGGTCGTGGTAAGTGTGGACCCGGCCGCCGGAGCAATTGAGAACGGCACATTGAGGTTCACGTTTGATGAATCTCCCACTGCTGTAACAAAGCGAATCTCTCCGCCGCTGGCGATTGCCGATCCGCTGCTTAGATTATGCGGGGCCTGGGTTCGGATCTGGACGCCATTTACCCCCGCAACAATGAGTCCGCTGATAAGCCCGGCTGCTTCACCCATGGCGGCCTGCAAAAGCGGACCGTAGGTCGGCGCAGTCGTCTGATCCCAGGAAGTGAGATAGGTGCTCAGCTCAAAGTGGCTCACCCGCCTTGCGCTATTCGCTCCTCCAAGATGCGTTCGCGCGCCGGTCTTGTCTTTTCTTTTCGATGGCTGGACGCTTTGGTGGCACTGCAAGCGCAGCGCCTGAAAACGGTTTGACGGCCCAATCGGCGCCGTTTTGCCATAGGCGCTCTCAGCCGCCACGTAGAACCGATTGGCGTTAGACGAAATATAGTTAGGCATCGAGGCTCCTAGTTAAAGCTCACTTCCAAATTGCACGTCACCCTGGCTTGTTGCACGAAACCGGCCCCGCCGGTTTTTGGCGTCTGCATTTGCACTTCGTAAACTCCCGAATAACGGAAGCCGTCACCCAAATCTCCGATATTCGCGCGCAGGATCCCCGCAATCCCCTCCACATAGAAGTGCAGCGCCGCCTCCGTTTGCTGCTCGAGACTGGCGCTTGACCACACATCCGCCGCTACCACCGCCACGCCTGAAAACGCTCGGAACTTTTCCCGTTGATTATTTACGGCGTGATCCGTATGAATACAAACGCGCGGATAACTCAGTTGAAGATCCAAATCGCCGATTTGCGGATTCACGAACGAAGCAGTAATCTGGCTTGTGGTCAAGCGCGCCACATCGACTCCAGCGGCTGCCGCACTCGAAACGATCGCCTGTGACAAGGCATCGCTGGCGGTGAGCAAATTGAGAACTTTGTTGGTAGCGAGAAGCGTCAAAGGCAGCATGTTTATCCTCTTCTGATTTGCCTGCACATCGGGATGATAAAGTCCGGCGATTGGCCTGTGCCGGCTTCTTTCCCATCAACAATGCCCGTGTCCGGCAAATGCCAGGTCGAGCCGATGGTAAGCGGGTTGCCGTTCTGCTGGGTTAACCGGTTGGCATTCGAACTGACATAGACGTTCCAACCGAAGGCCGCCGGCGGCGCCTCCAGCGCGCCCTCCGCCATTTGAACCGAGATGCTGCTCTGATTGTTAACCAGCAGCCCGTTGATGGGACTCAAGGCGCCTTCAGTCCCCTGGGAATCGACCCAGGAGGTCTGCACGTAGAGCGACTCCGCCGGAGCAGTCCCTTGCTGTACCGACACTTCCGGAATCTGTGACTTAGGCAGCGGCTTGAACACGATGCCCAACCCCACCTGCAGCGCTTGATCCGCAGCGTATTTGGACTCGTCCTGATACTCCGTCCATTTCGCCTGGAAGCGCGTGTTCAATTGAACGTTGTAAGCCTCGGCAAAGAAGCGTGACAGTGCCTCGTAACAGAGCCAGCGGTGTAATGGCGGAGTCACTACCACCGTAGACAGCCCAATCACCTGGCGGCTGAGCCACTGCGGGTCGGTCAGCGCCGCATCCCGCAGCCAAAGCATTAGCTTTTCCCCCACCACTTCCTCGGCTAGGGCGATCTTCGTATCCACATTGATGCCGTGAGAAGAAGCCACCCCAACTAAAGAAGCTTCAAAAGGCAGCAAGTCCTCAAGCTTGATGATTTCCGCGTCGGTAAACAGCGCCATGAGTTTTACCTTGAGCCTTTCGGCTCCTCTTCTTTCTCCGGTTTGGTTACGGCATCCCGCAACTCGGACTCTGAAATAATGGCGATCTGAAGGCGGCGTGAGAGTTCGGCCTTTTCAGCGGATTTCTTGCGCGCTGCTTCCCGGTCGAAATAGGTTTTCTTTTGCTGGTCGTCCGCCAGCGCGCCGCGCCCTTCGACGATCGCCTTGGCCGCCTCCTGGCGCGACACTTCGCTGACCACGCCCGGCTTTCCGCCGTCTTCCGTCTCTAGACTGACAATCAAGGGAAACTCCTCCTTGATGCCGGCCTCAGTGTCGTTGAGCTTTTTGAAATATTGCTTTAAGTCCATGGTTCTTTCTCCCCAAAAAATTGAGGAGCCGTACTTGCCGGCTCCTCACACTCACTCGCTCTGCTTGAAACTGCTCTTACCGCTAAGCGTTAATCTGGACGGCGAAGTTATTGCGCAGAACGCCGCAACCGTAAAGCACGTCCACGGTGAATTGCTGCGCCAGCGTGTTCGGCTGGTAGCTCATCACGATGCGGAGCCCAAAGTTACCTACTTCGGCATATTCGGCCACTGCGCCCGTTCCGGGCAGAGGCTGAGGCAGGCGCCGCACCACCAACCCGATAGCGTCCCTTGTGAACGCCAGGTTATGAATGGTGGGAGAGGCCGCTCCGGTCACCGGCACGTACTGAGACCGGAAGATAAAGAAGTCCTTCATCTTTCCGACGTTGCCCTCGACGAGGGCCTTGAGGCCCGCTTCACCGGCGGTATAGTACTCACTGAAGCGCGGAATCTGGCGAATAGCTGAATAGGTATTCGAATCCACCACCAGATACTTCGGCGCGCTTGGCGGCACCAAGGCCGAGAAAAGAGCCGTCTCCGCGGAATCAACCACGGCTTCGGTGACCGGCGAGCCGGCCGTGCCCAAAACCGGATTGGCCGTGAATTGGCTATAGAGGTTGAGCAAGTCTCGCTCTACTTTGGCGGCAATCGCCACCACCGCCGGTTGCATGTAAGTTTTCAGCAACTCGGGAAAGGCCAGCGCCTTCGTAACGTCCGGAATTTGGAAGGTCGCTTCCGCGTGGGTATTCAGCACGATCTGGGCATTGCCCAGGCTCGGGTTCTGCGGATTGACGGTACCGCCTTCCGCGATGTTGTTCGCCACCAAAACGGGTGGAATCGGCACGTTAACCGTATCGCCGGCATTCGCCAGTACGGGTTCGTAGTCGCGGTTAACAAGGTTACCCATCACCATGTTTCCCATCAAAGCCGGCAGCGCATCGGCCGCTACCAGTTTCACGATCGCATTCGCCAG